ACCATTAATGGTAAAAAATTCAAGAAATAATAGATTTCCATCACAATTATATATAAAAAAATATTTTTTAGTGTATTAAATATCAACTATTCATAAGGATAAAACAAAATGTTACAAAACTTTACATATGCTTTACCGCTACGTGATTACTCTGATCACGATCTTCTCCAGTTCTACTCTCTAAATGGAACAGGCATGGGCGGTCTCTTCGTCATCGCAGAAACGGGTAATCAAAATCCGGTTCTCACCGCAGGACGCTATACCAATACCTCTGTAGGCGCTGCTTACGAAGGTACTACATCACTCCGTTACGAAAACCCACGCAAGGTTAGATTGGCTGGCTCTGGCGACAATCAATACAAGGTACTTGGCCTCATGCTATTTGGTACCGTTGAAACCGATGGAAACGGCCAAAGACTTATCCTCAACCCCAATCTTGCTAAAGAAATCGGTTGCGTGTATTCAGGTCAGACCACCCCTATCGCGTCTGCGGGTTATTTCCGTCTTCAGTTCGGCGCTTCAACTGGTATTCCAATTCCCGGCTTTGTCGGTATTATTCATAATACCCAACCCGGTAAGATTGCTTATGTCGATTCCGCGAACGTCTCTGACAAATCGCTAATCGTATGTAAGGTTCTCTCCAGCTCTGGTTCTGCTTTCGGTGGATATGCTGATGTTCAGCTAACACTTGGCTAATCATTAAGTACGGTTTATATAAAACTTAACTAAAAAGAAATTTAAAAATGTCTAAATATCAGATCAATATCGAACAAGACGCAGATCTTTCAAAGCTAATCAAAGGTCTTGGCTCCAGAAATAGAGCTGAGTTCGATGCAGCGATGGAAGCTGTTGCGGCTTATATCGGTGAAGTTATTCTACAGGTTGTAGAACAATCTCCGGTTATCTCCAACCTTTACACGACCGTTACCTACAATGAAGGTTCCGCTCCCTCACTACCCCTCGATGTATACTATGACATCAAGGATAAGAACTACCTCCAAGTTTGGACTCAGTCCATGCCCGGTGGTTTAGCCACTAACTTCGTTCACGGTTTGAACGAACTAATGGTTGCATGTTACGACATCATGAGCGCGGTTTCTATGCACAAGCGCTATGCTCGCGAAGCACGTCTCGACGTTCTTGCCGCGACCATGGAACGTATGGCACAGGAAATCCTAGTTGTACAGGAAACGAATGGTGCTAATATCCTATTCGCAGCTGTTGCTCAAGCTCGTTATAATGCAGTCGGCGGTGCTTCAACCCCACAGGTTATTCGTTCGGCTGTCGCTAACATTTTCCAGATGGACGATTTCAATCGTATCATCACTCTCCTACAGAGAATCCGCCCATCATGGGTCGGTGGAACGCCTGTTGGTGGTAACACAATCTCACACCTCATTGGTTCACCTGAGTTCCATGAGCAGCTAAGATCAATCGCTTATCAACCTCAGAATACCCGCGCTGGTTCTTTGGCCACTAACGGTGCAACCGCTCTAGCGGCCCCTGATGCTGTTCGTGATAATATCTTCACTACCGCTGGTAATCCTAATTTCTTCGGCGTTGAATTGGTCAACGTCTTCGAAATGGGTGTTGCTCAACCATACAATCAGTTGTTTGCTGATTACATCGGTGCTACAACCTTCCAAGGCTACGGTGGCGGCTCTAATGCTGTTTTCTCTCCTACAACCGAAGAAGTTGTGCTAGCTCTATCTCTCAACTCGAACCGCAGAGCGCTAACCCGCCTTGTCGAACGTGGTGCGGAAAATGGCGCGACCTTAACTGTTCGCCCTGATGACTCATTCCCAATGAGAGCCGATAAGGTCGGTTTCTATGGTTCTCTTCGTGAAGGGCGCGTCAGTCTTGACAGCCGCCATTTGGCTGCAATTGTATTCTAGTTCTTACTAAATAACAATTTGTAAAAGATTGTAACATTATTGAAGGCCGAGTTAACTCTCGGCTTTCTTTTTGTATTATATCCATGGCACATAGCAACAATAACAGAATTTAAAATGAATGGCTGGAATAATTTGGGAAGATTGCGAAGATATTAAATTAATAGAGTTAGTTTCTTTAGGGAAATATACATTTCAAGAAATGACAGCTTGGATGTCAAATAGAACAGCAAGTGCTTTACAATCAAGATCCTCTATTTTGGGGCTTCAAAATAACTATCAATGGCATCAATATGAATTTGATAAAAATTTCTTCGAGACGCCGAATAATAGAAATTGTTTTTGGGCTGGATGGTTGGCCGCAGACGGCAACTTCGAAAATTATTGCGGGGAAAGATATGCTCTAAGATGGTCTATACACCAACAAGATATCGAAATGATGGAGTTATTTAAATCGGACATAAAGTTTACTGGGCCAATAACTAAGTTCACGAAAAAATTAAAAACGGGGGTGTTATCGCCACATGCGGTTATTCGGATTAATCAGGTGGATATTCAAAAATACCATTTGTATAAATGGGGAATGATCCCAAATAAGACTTACCGATTACCTCCCTCAATTTTAGAAACATTGGAACTAAAACTGGCTTTTATCGTCGGCTATATTAATGGGGATGGCTGTATAAATTATTACAAAAGTAAAAAGGGGAAAGAAAACTTTTGTATTAAATTTACTAATTCGTCGTTGCAAATTCTTCAGTGGATTAAACAGATTGCGGAAGATTTCAACTTTCCGAAACTTAAAAATAAAAAGAAGCCAATTCGAAAGATCGGCAAAACAAATTGCTATGAAGTAGTCTTTAATGGTTTGGAAGCCGCTTCCCTATTCAAACTCTTAAAAACTGTACATGTACCAAGTCTGGCGCGAAAATGGGAAAACCCTGAAATCTTAGAATATATCGAAAGAATTTTAAAATAAATATATAAGTTTATAACGAAGTGGTGTATTGTATATTGCTAACTAGAATTTTAAGGTAAAAGGAAAATATAATATATGGCAAAGAAAATTAAGATCAAAAATCAAATCGTTAATCCAGCCGTAGCTTCCGCTACATCAAAAACAGTTCCGGCCCCAAGCCATCGCCCCCGTAAAGTAGTTATAGGCGAAACCCCCGCGCCAACGCCGTTTACAAAGAAACAGCAAACGCATGGTAACATTGAAGAGGGTCCGGCTATCTTCGCTTATTTAAAGGGGCGAGAGTTTCCGTATACAGAAAAGACACTTAAGGAATATCAATTGTCATTAGCTAAGATGAGTAAGAATCAGCTTCACGAAGAAATGATGAAGGTAAATTTGATTCCGAATATTACCGAAAGAACCGAAATCGTTCTTAGGCTTGAAAAAGCTTATCTTGAAAAACAAGCGAGTTTTCTTCTTCGCTATACGAAATCAGCAATTCCCGCCAGTGACGGCGGTATTGATGCAGATCGAGCGGCAAGTATAATTTCAATTCTTAATCGATAATCAAAAGGGCTGAATGTTTCAAAACATCGGTCTTTTTAGTGTATAATTACTACTATGAGTTGTGAGTATATTTTTGCATTAAGTACAGGTATCTGGCTAGAAATTGACGGCCCGTCTTCGATATCCGTTGCGTCAATTTCGGGAAGGCTCGTATCTTCTGGATTTCTTGGGCAATTAGATACACGGATAAATGGTTGTCATACTGTTGTTTCGGGATGTATCCAGCCTCCATTGAATATTGAAGAACAGGCTATTTACGAATACATGTATTTAGCCGGTTACTATAAAAAAAGATCTCTACAATCTTTTGGTAGCGCTTCTCCAGATAATCCAATGGCGGGCATCGAGTGGACTAGAATTCAAGAAAACGATAGCGTTGTCTCCAGAGCAAACCCGAACGAAATTGCAAAATTCTGGAGAACGCTCTATAATGATGCAAATATTGAAGTTAACCGCCTAGTTGATCTTTATAAGAGAAACCGTTCTGCGGCTTCATCGGTAGACTATATTACGATTAATCAGTACGGCGGTAATGGCGTAGACGGTGGATCGAGAAATTATCCGTCTTCATAATAAAAAGACATTGTGTTTAGATACAACACACACAGCGCTTTAATTTCATCAGGGGACATTACATCGTTACAAACTGGCGATGGAGATATCCTTCAAATTAGCCGTGTTCAAGATTGCACCATTGGTTTTGAAACACCAACGGATACGATCACATTTCTTGATACTAATATTGAGCTAGTGAGATTACAAGTTCCAACGGTAAATGTCACCTTAGAATATTTGACTACGAATGGCATGAACGAAAGAAATATTGGATTTGTTACCAATGGAACTTCGGGTGCATTCATAAAATTAGATCAAGAGAGAAATTTCTACTTTGTAGCCCAACAGGATAGCCAAGATGCTGCGGGCGGCAGTCTGGAAGCGAGGAACGTTTTGGCGGTTGGCAATGCACTTTTGCAAGGCTATACCTTTTCGGCGGCGGTTGGGGATTTTGCCCGTTCGACTTTAAACTATTCCGCTTTAAATATTTGTGTCAACGAAGGAAGTACTGGTTTGAATCCAGCTTTATCTTATACCGATGGGAGTGTTCTACCGGGAACCTATGCTCTACCCATAATCACGTCTCAAGTCACGGTCAATAGCCCGAACCCTGCCGATGATGTAACAGCAATTCACTCGAAAGACATTCTTTTAACGTTCTCTTCGGGCGCGGGAATGGGAGTCAATCTTTCGGGTTACTACGGTTGTCAATTGCAAAATTTTAATCTTTCGGTGTCGCTGGAAAGAGAATCGGCTATATCGATGGGGCAAAAGTATCCGGCATCCAGATCTATTGTTTATCCAATTACGATTGAATTACAAGCGGAAGCGCACATTGATCGTTTTACAAAAGAATGTTTGCGCCAATATTTTTGCGATGTGGAACAACATAGCGTTACAATAACACTTAAACAGCCTTGTTCCGAACTGGTTGCCTTCGAAATTGGCCTTAATAATCTTCGCTTAGCGAATCAATCTTTCGTTGCAACTATCGGAGAAATCGATGTTGTAAACTTTACTTGGCAAGGGGTCATTCGTTCAGCTTTCGATACCGGAGCGAATTTGTTTATTACCTCTTACGAGGGAACTGAATTATGGATTCAGGAAAGTTGTTTTCCCGTTACGGGAGTGGATATCAATGGAGATTTCTATTTTACGTCGGGCTGTTTCTACAGTAAATCTTTCGTTGAAAACATATTCCAGTACGGAACATAATTCATGGCGGATCTTCCTTTCAATCCTTTCTATAACGGGTATACGACAAGACAAAATATCTTAGCGTATGTCGATGGCCCCGATAATGTAGGGCAAGTTTTAACTTCTGGACAATTTTACTCTGGCCGTTGGGGAGGTTGGTATAGTATCGCGTCTCAATCATTTAAATATGCCAAAGCGTCGAACAACAGTTTTAATCTTACGGTAAATAGCGACGGAACCAATTTTGGAAATCTAATACCGCCAGCGACATCGAACATTCTTCGTATATCAAATGTCGGAATGGCATTTGATGAAAACGCGAATCCTGTGATGTCATTTCAAGATAACGGAGATTCTAATGTGGGATTTTTTAACCCGCCTTTGGTTACGGTTGCTACAACCGGATTAAGTCTCCAGTTTTCGGGAAAAAATGCCGTCTTGTTTGCAACGGTTCAAACGAACTATCCTTATGGAATTCCAAATTTTCTATATAAAAGATATCAGACAGGCGACGTAGCTTGTTATTACAGTATTGAAAATGATAAAATTTATTCTAGATATAAAAGTGAAAATTTCGCCATTCAGCGCTTAATGTCTTCTGGCGTTCCCAATAGCGGAATGGCATTTGCAAATATTAATGTCTATCCATTTATCGATAGAACGAGTCAAGAATATCCGCCGTTTCGAAAAGTATACTCGTCGATTTCCGCCGATGGAAGAACTTTAAGACTAATACAGGGCGCTCCAACAATCAATTTTGCCGCTGATACATTCCAAAATTATCTTAGTGGAGAAGCGCCAGCGGTTTTGGTTTCGGGCTATGGAAGATGGATCGTTTCGACTTTATTGGGTGCCACAGTTGGGAGACAATTCACCGCGCAGCCTCGGGTGCAAGACGATTTTGAAGCGTATTCGTCCGGAGAAATAGCTAATTTAATCAGCGGATATCTCGTTTACCCTCAGATTACAGTTCCGACAACCGGGAGGGTATACGTGCAAGGCTTACTCATTGAACCCTATACTGGTTATGCAACGGGGTATGATACTACTTTCGATAAAGGTTTTATAAATTTTAAAACGATTGTCGTCGCCACATCGGGGAGGTCTTATGACCCCGATTTATATTTCTTTGAGGGGTATGAAAATTATGCGTCGGGTTTAAGAAATACATTTCTTAGCTTCATCACTGGAAAACAATATAATGGTGTAAATGGAAGCGACGGGAGATCTTTTGCGGGATGGTCCCCATTGCAATTTTTAGGTATTCTTAGCGGGCTACAAAATCTGGGACTTGGACCCGCGCCTTTTACCGGAAGCGGGAGATTGAACATAGGAAATAACGATTTGATAACGAGAAATTATGTAGGATATCCCTATAAGGGAACCGGTATTTTCTTCAACAACAATGTATTTTCTTGGCAAAGACCTTTGGACCCCATTACCGATTTTACAGTTGAAATTGCCGCTTGGCCTAGTGGTTGGGCGACTTCAGATGCGAAAATTATTGAGGCAAATCCTGTCGCTGGTTTTTCCTTGGGGAGATATTCCACAACCAATAATGTCGCGTTTATACTAAATAATGTAACTCACACGGGCACATTTTCACTAGGTTTAAATGATTGGAATTTCTTATCGTTCTCTAGGAGTGGCGGCGTTGGTTCTCTCTATTGGAGCGGTAATCTTATGAATACTTTTCCAGTCAGCACGGGCGCTATTACGGGCGGCGTTACGGTTAGTTTCGGTAAAAACTTTACCTCAAACAGTCAAAGATTTCTTGGATACCTCGACGAATTTAGATTCTGGGATACGGTCCGAACCACCGGAGAGATTTATCGAGATTGGAATATTTTAATAAATCCACAACCTGATTTGATAGGCTATTTCTCGTTAAGAGACTACTCGTCTTGAACCTCCCCCGGCTAAAGCCGAGGGATTCTGAATCAGTGAATTGTTCTGCGGATGCAGAGCAATGCTCACGCGTATCGTTCGACAATGAGCGAACTGATTCGAAGCTTACAAGTAAAAAACGGAGAGTAAATAATTACACCCTTGGGTTTCTGTAAAGGAATTCCGCCCGCAGTAAAATCGTGGGTATACGGAGTTCCAGAGCTAATCCAAGTGTTATTTGGGTAGGCTGTGCCGCCAGCCATTTGGCGAGTCGCCAAAACATTTGGATCTGAAGTCTGGGTGATTCCTGCCGGGGTCGAATCCATAAAGGCGAAATTGATTCTGTTTGTGGAGGGATTGTATTTCATTCCAACCCCGTTTAAATTAGTAAAGCCCGTATTGTTTTGAGGCAAATAACTGTTACCGCCCGGCCTACCGGGGAATGTGGGGGCCGCACCCACGGTATTGGATCTAAAGACTCCGGTAAAATTTCCAGAAGTGCTAACGGCACCAACAAAGAATTCGTAGTGAATAGCGCCGTCTTCTAGTAAATAGCCAGCTTGAGTAGCCCTTACTTGAAAAGTAGAGGGAGATTGGTATGGATCAGTTGTTAGGCCGACAAAGGTTGTTCCGTTACTCGATCCATTGGCATTTGGAACGCCATAAAATTCTCGAATATTCCCCGTCCAACCAATAAACCCCATCCAATAGTTGTTAGAAGGGTTGCCAGCAGCCAAGTTCTCAACGAAGGAATTGGCAAGAAATTCATTATTACCCGTGACACTAACAATAGACAAAGCCATCCCCATGCGGATTTCCGTCCAATCATCGCCAAAATCGAAAGGATAGATAAGTGCCTCGCGAGGCTCTAAAATAAGCATTGTGTCGATCAGAGCGCCCGTTTGACCAAACTTTTTTTCGAAAATTATCGCCATATTATGTTATAAATACACTATTTTTTGAGGAGGTTATTGATATCTTTCTACTACCAAAGAATGAATTCTTGACCTACTAGAAAAATAAGGCGAATAAATAAACGCCGAATTAAGCTCGTTCGGGAAGTATCCAGTCATTGGTTGGCCTTGTATAAAGGAGGTGTTTAAAGAAGTGCTGATCAAACGTCTGCAACTAAAAACGCTATAGTCTGTTGTAAGTTCATCTGGACTAGAGTTTTGAGTGGTCGATAACCATCCGGTTCCGCTATAATTACTACCCCTTCTGAGGGTAATGCAATTAAATTTGGCATAAAGTCCGGCACTCGCCGCCGATGTAATCATGGTTCGGGGACCGTTTGCGTTAGTTACTCCATTGTATACGGTTCTTCCGCTGTAAGCGATTCCGTTATTGGCCACCCCACTGACAACCGCTAATCGGGCCGTTCCATTAAAATTGAAATAGTCAATATTTCCTTGGATACTATGTAGTAATCCCGGAATAGTTGTACACCCCGCGAAAACAACTCCAGTTTCTCCATTATATGGCAGTCTAAAAGAAGAATCTTTGAACCCAATAAAAAGCTGCCCTTGTGGGGAATTGTCTGTAATCGAATCATTAAATGCTCCGGGATAATTTTGATTATCATTCCCGTTTTGTGTTTGACTGACAAAAAAGCCCATACGAAGCTCTCTCCAATCACCGAAGTCGAAAGTATATAAAAGAGCTTCTCTCGGTTCTAATATAACGCATTTTTCACCTGATGCGACTGATTTTAAGAATATCGTTGCCATAATTTTGTTTTTTAGAGTTTTAAATAACCGATTAATCCCGCTGAATTAACGATAGAACCCGTTGCTCCAGAGGCAATTTCGTCTCGTGACCTCACGTAGTTCCAAATCCGAACTTCATCGATCCATCCCTGATATTGTTGAGAATTTCCATTAGTCATACGACGGCCAATAAAATAATCCCAATTGTTCAAAATCGTAAAATTAATTTGTGGCCCCGAATTTCTTCTCATCCCGCTGATATAAAAAGTTCCGCTTATACCGCTTTTCACAAACGCAACGTGTGTCCATGATTGCTCGGAAATTGAGACATCACAATTGAAGGCGCTTCCGGTAACACCAGCCCTAAGAAAGTCCGTGCTCGCGTTTCTACTTACAGTAAAACCAGATTGGCTATTGTGGTCGATCAATCTCGCATCAGCATCTCCCCAACCACTGCGTCTCATTTGGAATTCAACAGTAAAGTCATTGATAGCAGCCGGGTCTTTGTACAACTGTAAAAAAGTTCCGTTCCGCAAGAAAAGTCCCGATTCTTTATTATTATAACCAAGCCGAGTATTTCCTGCGCGATCCCATCCGCCAGTGAATATAAGACCCGACCCCGTGAATGTGGCTGGGGGCGATGCGCCGTGATTAACAAAACTTGTTCCCGTCACAATAAATACGGGGGGTATCCAACCCCAAATAGTCGTACCGGTTCCAAAATAAGGCATTGGCCCCGATGCTGTCCAGCCCGAATAAAGTCCGGTGAAAATTAAACTATCCCCTGTAACAATAGGATATTTTCTCCAATCATCCATTATAAACGAGTAAGCATTAAACGCCTTTCCTGTTGTATATAAGGGAACGGGTAGAGGATTAAAAACGCCGCTATAGTCGGTCGTAAAACCAGTCAGAGCGCCAGACGCATATTGGTCAAAAGGCTCTACGAAATATGAACTTGCTAAGAAACTGGTTCCCGTTGAAAATCCAGTTCGTGGAAGATTAAACCCATTTTCGTATACGAATCCAGATTTATAAGTATCCCTAAAACCATCATTATATATATCAAAGGCTTCATATAAACCCGTATATACGAGTAAAGCAAGATCGCTTTGAGAAAATAAAGTAAAAGGAAATGGGATCATCTTACTTAAAGTCTTTCGATAGGATGGCGCGGATTACAGTCCCATCATAAGCGCACGTAAGGGTATCCCTCGCTAGGGTATCGGGTGTTAAAGTTGGAATTGTTCCACCGGGAAACTTAAATACCGTATTATAAGTCAATGCCCGACCGCCACCCGCGTCTTGGTCTATGAACCAAATATATGTTGCGCCAGCGGCTAGATTGGTTGGAGCACCTAATATTCGAGACCCACCTAGGGTAACTTGAAAAACATTTCCCGTTAAACAGTCTGTAGCGATTGTCGCAGCGTCAACTAGGTTAATAATACCTTTATTGATATTCGCACGAGAGGTTGTCGGACTTGTGACTTCCCTTAAATTACCCGTGATAGTGAGTAGATCCCCGCTGATCGTTATCGAATTAGATCCACGGAAAATCGAAAGACCGTGACCTGACCTTAAGATGTCGCCACTGATCGTAATCGTCTGCCCGTCTTGAGTATAATTTAAGAAACCCGTACTCTTTAATATAACCCCTGCTTCGATAAAAGGGTTATCATTCGAACGTATCCCAGTGACGCCAAGATTGGTTCGCATTACAATCGGCCCATAGATAGGGCAACCGCTGACACCAAATGAGTCGATGATTGAATACCATAACTTGTACGCTCCCGTCATGCGATGGGTGATAAATCCCGCGACGGATTGACTTTCACCGCTCTTATTTTGAAAAGTCGGAGTTAAATCGGGAACATCGTTGCTGTACCAAAAGTAAACCCCACTAATGTCTGTATCTCTGGGATCAGGGTCAATGTTATATTGAAACCCACCATTCGCACCATAAAAACCTGAATTTATAGGGGATCGCGGAGCGGGATTGGTAATATTGATTGCACCACCGACAATTGTAGAGCCGAAAATGTCGCTAGTTTCCACTTGAAACCTCCAAGTTCTCAAGCGCCCCCCGGTGAAATTATAAATAATTCCTGTAGGAATATCGAAGTGCGTAATACTTGGATCTTCAACAATGTAAGGTTGGGAAATTTGAGTCCCGCCAACGGTCATTGCAGTTAATCTATATGTATCTAAAAATTGAACCTTTGGATCAGGATTTCCATTTGTATCGTAAATAGTGTCCCATGAAATTCCGGGTTGAACACCGAAATAACCCGTTGTAATACCGGACGAGTTGGGTGAAACTGTATTTGGATCTCCGTTAAAATAAACCGATAAACCAGTAACAACGGGAGGTCCGCCTACAGGATTTGTTGTAGGAACAACATAAAAACCAGAGACGAATGTTGACTCCTTACCTCCGTAAGAGACTGCCCCTAGAAGGAAATTATGCCTTCCAGTTTTAATTACTGGATAAGTTGTATTTCGAGATTGGGGATTCGCAAAGTTAATCCAGTTCCCACCGTGAACTTGACCAGATACGCGATAATATGCTAAAACGGCGGAAGCAGAACCAGTCCAATTTAATTGTATGTAAGCGAAATAGTCGTTATTATTGAGCAACCCTGTAACTGGGGTAACACTAAAGTTAGATGGTGGAGTAATCGCCGTTCCATCCCCGGTATTCGCGGGTAAAGACTGAACTGAATATGAGCGTTCGATGGAATAGTTAATGCCAGTTGAGTATTCCAATCCTAAAATTTCAAGCGTTCCGGGTTTCCCCTCAGAAGTCGCCAAGCAACGATATAGAAGAGATTTGTCCGCGACGGTCGCGGCATCACCCGACGCCGAAATAATAAAGGTTGTCCCTTTATTTAACTCTATCCCGAAACCAGCATTCGCGGTAATCGTACTATAATTGCCGGGGGTGTTTAAAAGAAGTCTCGTTTGGATTTGAGAATTTCTAATCAAAGGAATTTGGGAAGACCCGGTAATCTGGTTCGGATCATCTAAATTACCAGTAGGCGTGATACAAGAAAGATTATATGAAAAACCAGCGTCTAAAGTTATAGTTCTATCAAGGGTAATAGCTGTTTTATTAACACTAAAATCGATAATTCTTCCACCCTGTTGTTTATTAAAACGATAGTTGTCATAAACGGAAAAAACATCGCCGGGACGAAGATAGTTTCCATATTGTCCGACAGAGAATGTAATGGTTTCAGTAATTAACCGCTCCGTTTGGAGAATCCATGAACCCAAACGATAAGCTTGACCTTTAGATGTGCAAGCGAATGCGGTAACTTCCTTTTCAATATACCCATAGCGTAAAATACCCTCTTGATCTTCGATTCTTTCAATTGCTTCTCGATAAAGGTCTGAGGGATCAGTATATCGAACGATTATAACAGTTGACCGAGTATTTTTGGCAGTATCGGCGTATTGAAAAGACCCATTTACAATATTGGCGTTTGTGTAATTATAAACTGGGCCTTTATCGGAATTTTGAGTGGCGAAAATCTTGCCATTCGCAAAATACATCATTCCACGAAATGCTGAAACTATATTTTGAAGTAAATCGTAGGCTTCGGTTCTTTGTTGTAGAGAACAATTTACGGTGTATCGAGGTTCTGATCCACCCTTTCCGTTATCAACCATTTCATCGCAATGCTGGGCGATTTCATATAGGCTCCATTTATCAACCCATTGTGTCGCAACGTATTTTCCCAAACCGTATCGTTTATTGGTGATTAAATCATATAAAATCCAAGCGGGGTTATTGGTCCATTTTAAAGTCGAATCAAAGGTTCCATTCCAGACTGAAGGGTAAACGGCGGAAGTATAGGTTCCGTCAGAATTTATAACTGTTGGTGTATATCCTTGCGGAACCTGAATTTGCGCCCCATCTAATTCGTATGCTCTTGAAGGGATAGCGGGAAATTGTTCTGCGTCTAGTATAGTGCCAACTAAAACAGACGTTGGGTAGCTGAGAGAACTAGAGGAGATAACCGAAAGCGATTCAAAATATAATTCATTTTGGGTTTTAATAGATAAAATATTGTTTGTAGTTCGCCTAACTCTAACCCTCCAAGAAAGATTGCTTTGTGTCGGTAAACCCTTGGGAAGAGTGTGGATTGTTTGTCGGACATACGCAGAAGTACATTTGCCGATGATTGAATATTCTCCTTGTTGTACCCAAGCTGTTTCGGCGACAGCAATATCTACCGCATATTTGATCTCGAAGCCATTTGTATTACCCTTGTCATCTTGGGTTAGTAATGCTGGGACTCTAACGGAAACTTTAATCGAATCTGCGTCAGGATAGGTGTTGGTGTTTAGAGTTGCTACAACACTTGTTGCGATGCCTTGATTCACTGGGGGTTGAAACAATCTAACATTACCGCCAACGGGAATTATGTTTTCGATTTTTTCAAAACTAGAGATCGGCGCTTGATCGGTTGTGCCAAGTGTATATCCAAGACTAAATCCCTGACCGGATACGTTATAATTGTATGTGCCGTCTAAATTTCTGACCCGAAGATCGTTATAGAATACTGAGGTAAGAGGGTCAGAACCGTATACCCCCGATTGAACAACGAAACCCTTAATCTGACCTTCTCCGACCAGATCTAAAATCTTAATTTGCTGTTGAGAAAATAATGTATTCGGCGCTTCATATGGCGGAGGCGGTTGAGCCGGTTGTTTCTTTTTACTCATTAGTCTTGATACTGAACGCCGCCACCATCTAAGACCGTCTCAGTAACGGAACCGATTTGATTGGTGTTGGTTGTTGAACGCTCTTGGGTATTCGTCGCCGCAGAAATCGGCATCGGTGATACTAAAGTTCTCCCATATATGATACCAACGGAGCCGCCCTGAGCGACCGCGTTAGCGTTTCCTTGGAATAAATTGGAACCGCCATCATCTACCGCTCCACTTGAACTAGTATCAAATTTTGGAACAGGCGTTAATAATTGCATAACGCCTCCTAAAATTAAAGAAGCTGCCAAACCGTAACCAATAGTTGCGGTTCCAGCGGAAATAAGAGCATTGGCACCAAAAACACCGGGGGTGGCGGCACCCCAAGTGACAATGATAAGAACGATTCCAACGACAATTTGCAGCCAAGGACTATCCCCAGAACCTTTGATGGTCGGCATAATATATATATCAGATGAACCGATTGGGCCGCTTGACTCATTTCTGACATCAATAATATTTTTTTTACTTTGAAGGCCGATCTTATAATAGCGTTTAGCACCTTCTGTGGACATATATTTCATAAACTCACCCTTGGTGTTTACGTCGATAGCACGTAAAGCTTCGCGAACTGTGTCTACGTCAAGTTCCCATTTGCGTCCAAATAGTTTTCCCAATTTACCTTCTAAATATACAGTTCTTAACATACCTTTTACCTATTCAAATGGAAATACACTTAAAACAAGCTTTTATGTCTTAAAACTTTGGAAAGTTTACTTAACATTCTCGCTTCGATCATCGCCGTTTGAGAAAGCTGCCTGATCGGATGATGAATCATTTTAGAATTACCAATAAAAATACCGAGGTGCTGTGGATAAGCTCTCATAGAATTAAACAGTAAAACATCATGTTTGTGCAATATTGTTTTTGTATTTGTTTCTATAAATCCTTCATCAGCAAATTTTAATAACATTTCTTCATTATCGCTATCTTCATAACTTTCATCTCTATCATAGTCTTTAATTAAAATACCAAAGTTTTTTTGATAGTAGTGACGAACTAAACCCAGACAGTCATTAATCCCCCAATCAAATTGAACACTTTCTATTTTATGCTCTTTAGAGAGTGGATAATACTCCAACCATTCTCCGGTTTCATGAACAAAAAGATACACTGGAAGCATCATTATTTCAGATAGTTCCTTATCGTCATCAGAAAAAGCAATTTTTTGACCAATGGGGTGACTATGAAAAATTCCGTAAGGGATACTCCATTTGGCGGCGTCTAAGTAGTCTTCGGCTGAAATTTCAAAATGATTAATCTTATCAATTGAAATATTTTGACATTTAATAAAATGGACCTTACCGTTTCCGCAGGTAATTAGACCGCAAGCCTCTTCATTTAGATTTAGTTTCGCATACTCAATTGCTTCATTTTTGATTCTAGTATTCATTTATTGAATCCTCGCTCTCGAAACTCCCGGAAAAAAGCCACCTCTTAAAATTGCGCTGCCGGGGAAGTGTAATCGGCAACCGAGGGGACTCCGAGAGCAGGCATCGACTAACCACTTGCTGGGAGCGCGTAGGGGGCTGTTTTCCGCACCAGTAATACTTCCACCCCTGCACACAAAGAAAGTGCGGTCTCCAGAGGTTTGGGGTAGCGTGCTATCGATGTAGACGTAATCCCCCTCAACATAGGTCGTCACTGCATTCCATTGACCTTTGTCTTGTAAACCAGAAAGATTCCACCCCGAACCCACAAACGCTTTATTATTTTGGTCCGTAACGGGAATACCAATGTACTTACAGGTTGAAGCATCTCTAAATCTGAATGGGCATACTAAAGCTAAAACTTGCCTATTTGGTAATTTTGCACCATCAATTTCTAACACAGTAGCTAATTCAAATTGTACGAATTGAGAATTTTCCGTTACTTTTCTATTAATAAAGAAAATATCGTCAACATAGGCGGTTGTATCTGGAGTGCCAAATGGGTTTACGCCACCCTTAAAATTTACCGCATCAATGAATCGAGAGTATACTTTACGCCTCGTTACTTGAGCGCCAACAAGGTTATCAAAATTATATAATATTGTAGATAATGCTCCGCCAATATTTGAAACAGTTAGTTTTGGTCTTGGCAAAGAACCCTTGCCGTCAATTTCTACCGCTTCGATAGCAATTGGAAATTGTTCATAAGCTTGGCTATTAAAAGTTATTCGCCCTCCAACTTCATTGGAGCCATTAACAAAATAATAAATATCAGCTACGCCAAGATTCGTTCCGTCTAGTTGGAATAACTCCAACAGTGAGGAAGGTACGAATTTTGATTCTTCTGAATTAACAATTGTTTTCGGCATTAACTACACTATAGTAACGGTTTCAGAACAAAAAGCAATTAACTTATATCAAAAACTTGAACAACGTCTACGGAAGCGTCATTTATATTATATGACTGTGTCGAATAGCTAAAGCTTTTCGATATATATTTTAGACTTGGATTGTTAGTAAGTCTACCAACGGGCATCAATAATTGGAAGAGGTCAACGCCGCCTTTTTCTTCAATAAAGGTTTGTATAGCAAGAGTTTCCTTATCGGAACGACCTTGAAACGCAAGTTTCCACATATTAATATTATTATTAAGAGATACTCGCGCCCTTTGGCTATAGCCATCACCTAGTTGGGCTTCAATAACTTGTGAAGTATTTTCTAAAGAAGTCGAATAAGATGGTAAAAAATTGAAACCCGTTGTCCAAGCCGGGTTCATTAAACCATTGATAGTCCAAGCAACCGCGCTAGGTAGGGAGTTCACGCCGGGAGATAGAAATTGAACAAATCCGCTTCCAGCATTAAGAACCATACCCGTATAATCAACCGTTTCGATAAGACTCCCTCTTTGGAAATCAGGGAAAAGTCCGGTTGAAGAAAAATACAAAGTTCCAAGATTATCTTGGCGTCCAAAAAAACTCGCTGTATAAGATGGCTTATGTAATGGAATATAACCAGAATTTAAATCCATCGTTGAAAAATATAATGTCGGATTGGAGATGCTAGCCCGAACTATATCATATTTATTATATAAAAAAATTGATGAGTATGCGTAAAATGTATTATTAGCCATTATCTATTATTTCCTTGACGGTTTAATTGTTGAAAGGTGCCACCGTTGCGATACTGATCGGCAATCGCCTCGTTAACTTTCTTTTCGATTGCGGAACTTAAAGCCAATCCAAACTCTTTATTTCGAGTCATATCACCATCAGATTGCAAAGAAGTTGATGTTTCACTTGTAACATCTCCTCCATTATTATTGATTGTAACGCTTATACTGACAACTGGACTACCCATAGAACCAGCCATATCGGAAGCTGAAACATTCGGGATGGGGCCTCCGTCGGCAGCAAATGATACAGGAGTTGATATTGCAGAAATCGGTCCACCATTGAAACGATGGACGGGTGTTTGAGCAAACTCAGATGTAGCGCCGCCGTATGCAAACTTAGGCATTGAAGCCATTGGTGAGGCATAGTTAGGGATGCTATTAGTAGCCATACCACCACCAGAGAATCTACGAGTCGCGGGAGCGGCACCGAAAGAAGCTATTGAACTTTGATCGGGTCCGAGATAGGCATAACGATCTTGGGAAAGATTGGTATTTACCAACTGAGCCTGTTCTTGTTCCAATCTAATTCTTTCAGCGGTAATTTCTTCATTTGTCATCGCTCGACCCTCAGATGGAGAGTCGGAACCAGATGCACGAAATGCCAAGCCAAGAGCGACAGAAGCACCGAGCCCGAATAGAGCGCTCCTCAATGGGTTTGAAGCGGCTTTCGAAGCGGCAGCACCAGCGGCACTAGAACTACTTACAGCGGCACCGGAAGCGGCACTACTAGCAGCCTTTGCGGCGTTTGATTGTAACCCGATGCCTTTTAGGTAGCCTGCGTTTTGAGCGACTCCGCCTAGAACGCCGCCGCCGATTGCTCCGATTAAAGCGCCTTTTTTGCCGCCAGTGGCATAACCAAGACCACCGCCTACTAGGGCACCAAGGATTGCTCCACCAATAAATTTCTTCTGGACCTTGCCGCCACCATTTAAAGTGTTGAGCATGTCAGGACCATATTTATTAACAGAAGATTTTTTAATTACATAAGAACCAGATTGCAGGGAAGCTGGGACATCGTCTCTTAAACCAGAGCCACCAGAAACCATACCGTAAGAATTCATTCCCCTTCCACTTGATAAAGCGCCGGGAGCAAGAGTACCATTATTTAACTGATTAAGCATACTCGGTCCGAGAGTACGAGCGGTATTAGGATCTAATACATATTCCCCGCCAGTTAACATTGCAGGCACGCGGCCACCACCGGCAAATTTTGGAATATCACCACCCCGATTTCTTCCAATTGGACCACCTCTATACGCTTTCGCGGGTGCGCCTATAGGTGCGCCACCAAAAGCAGAACCCAATAAACGAGTCACAGCTTGACTAGCGAAGGCTCTCGCCGCGTCATTGAGCACATTCAGAACAAAATCTCGAAAGGCATCTTTCCCTGATTTCGCACCTGTGACGAAATCGCCAAAAGCCCCGCCAAGGTTATCTCGTAGAGAGGCCCCAACAATTCTACCTTCTTCGGCGAATGACTGTAAGTCTTCTTTGCCGGCTTTTAGACTCTGTCCGAAACCGGCTTTAAAAGTGTCGAATCTGGTCTCGGTGGCGGGTCCAAGAGGATCTCTACCGTCCACAGTAAGGGGTTTGAGGGCAACCGTACCGTTAGGCAAAACGCTTTCGATTGTACCGCTTAATTCGTTTGTCTTTTGGGCGAGATCCGCTGTCTCGGCTGTAGAATCTTTTTGAGCATTGGTATTGTTACCAACGGTATTATTCAAAATCCTAACAACCTTGTTAGAATCAGCGTTTATTTTAAGTTGAGCGCCGTCAATTTCCTTCGTGCGATTGATAACTCTATCTTCGGCAAGCGCTTTCCCGGCTTTAGCGGTGGTAATTCTATCTTGAGTATTCGATAATACTTTAGTAGGAACTCCTTCTTTTATCTGTTGATTCAGTAATTTTTCTAAACTATCAAGTTGAAGACTAAAATCACGAATCGAGGTTGCGTCTTCTTGCTGGGCATATAGACGAGCTAATTGTTCTAGTAAGCCAACGGCTTTAAAAGTATTATCGGCAGTTTCACGGATACCGGTAGTTAGAACCTGATCGCCTAGCGTGATCTTTCCGGATTTAAATAAAGCGTCAACGTTTGCTTTTGGATCGGCGTTTAAGAACTTCTGAGTTTCGGCCTCAATATCGATAGACAGATTATCGAGAGTTGCTATCAATCTTTTTCCAACCTCTCTAAGATTTTTATCGCTAGAACCAGAAAGTTCTTCCGCTGCGCCCCTGAGACTTGCGTCATCGGTTCCAACCTGTTTCTTCAACAGATCGCCGGAAATACCCGCTAGAGTTCCTTTCGCGGAAATACCTTGTAAATCCCTTTGGCGTTTTAAAGTGTTATCGCTTTGAGCAATACCTAGAGAATCCAAACCACGACTGAAATCTAATTGCTTGTTAGCGCGGAAAATGTCGCTACTAAATTTAGAAGAACCTTCGACCCGGCTAGTATTAAGAGAAGCGATGGTTTGTGCATCAAATCCACCCGAATTTAAGAACTTTTGCTGTTCGGCAATAGCATTTTGAATCGATTGGATTTTGTTGCTCTCTACGGCTAGATCGATCTGTAAACCTGTATTATTTTCAACTTGACGCAGCTGAAGAACGACCGCGCGAAGTTCTTTGGCTGTTGCGGAATTGGTGTCTCCAAAAACGGTTTTAATAATTTTCTCTAAATCAGAAGCGGAAGAGGCTCCCTGTATTGCTTCGGCTACGGAAGTACCAGTTTTACCAAAAGCCTGAGTCGCCCTTTCTCTACCTAGACTTGAAGTAAAGTCAGCGATGGCCGTCGAAAAACTCGATTGCCTTTCTTGGTTTGAAGACTCTATAGTCGAACGAAGATTTTCACTATTTTGAAGAGCCCCAGATTGTCTAGAATTTAGAGCGCCTGTATTTAAAGCGGCATTAATGTTTTCAGCACGGAATCTTTCGGCATAATTAAATAAAGCCGTACTTGCTAGTTGGAATTCCCTGATGCCTTCGACGGCTTTATCAAACTCTTTTCGAATATTGAGACTAGACGCCGCAAGAGCCTCGTTTGGGGCATCGCCTTTAGAGGCAGCAAAATTGGCTTGGGCGATTTTTGCAAACTCCGAAAGTGTTTTAGCAATATCTCCGGATTTGGAACCCCTTAACTGGGTAATGATTTCTTTTTGCTGATCCTCGGTAAGAGCCGTTTTATTTAGAATTTTTTCAAACTCCTTAACCAATCTTTCTATATCAACGATTCCACTCACTCTTGAATCTTTAGCGAAAGTGGCGGCGGAAGCCCTTGTTACGGGTCCCGAGTTAAATCTTTCTAAGGCTTTTTGAGCGGCGGCGGATTGTTGTTCAACCGCATTAAAGAATACAGAGAAATCTGTATTTTCATTAATATCCGGAGTCAATAAATTAATGGCAGTTTTTCTGGTTTCTACGGTTGGTTTTTCTCTAAGGGCGCTAAATGCGGCTACTGCTTGAGAGCGGCGATTTTCATTAGCCGCGTCTTTCGCAGCCGCTCTTAAGACTTCACCAATTTTTTCAACATCAGCGCCAGCCCTAGCTAACTCGCTACGAAATTGCGCTGGTAAATTGTTAGCAATTTGTCTTTGACTAGAGCGGGCGCTTTGAAGTTGATCTTTACTCCCACTTTTGGAAATAACATCATTGATATCTTGTTGAGCGATTGCATATTGATTCAATCCATCTAGTAATCTGGAGTTTCTGGATTCGACAAGTTGCGTAGCTTGCGCTAATTCTTCGAAAGATTTCCTAGCTTTACCAGAAACACCAATGACAAGACCAATTGCGCCACCCAATGTAGCGCCAATAGCTGTACCAACCGGCCCAAATAGAGATCCAATTGTCGCACCTAAACCAACGCCGCTTGACGCGCCTTCAATGCCACCGGCAACTTTGCCCTTAGTAGTGCCGCCTTCAGCATTGGGAATTTGGCTGGCAATAGCGCCCCCCAAAAATGGGAGTGCGAAAGAAGCGCCGAAACCGAAATTTTGTAATCTAGACGATCTATTTTCCCCAAGACCTCTCGCGGACCCACGGATGGAATCTTTTTGATTTTGATTAAATTTTCCACCGCTAATAATATTTTCAGCGGTTTTGTCAAAATTACCGAATAGACGAGTTTGCTTCTTTAATTGATCAATAATTCCAGCTTGGTTAACGGGCGATTGCGATCCTTGTATTTTTTGTTGAACAAGGTTATTAATAGCAGATAGGGCGGTTTTATCCCCTCTTAAACCACGAGTATCTAAACCTAATTCTTGTATGGAATCTTTACGAAACTGTCCTGTTAATACGGCTTTTTGTTTTTTATTTAAGCTGTCAAAACCACCAGAGGAAATTTTTGAATCGATGTCTCTAAGTTGAAGATTACGACTGTTTGAGCCGCGAGCGTTGCTTTTCGTAAGAGAAATTTGTGTTTGTATTGCGGCGGCTTCTTTCTCATTTGCAAGGGTCGCTTCTTTTACACTTCTTTCATATGCAATCAGAGAAAAGATAGCTTTTTCTTGGACACTTCCAAGTTGAGTGGATTTAGCGCCGCTATCTAATACTTTTTGGGATGCGACAATGTACGCCTTCTCCAAAGTAATACCAGAATCAATTAATCCCTTAACATTTGTTTCAAATTGTTGTTGAAAAGTTTCAGCTTTACCGAGAGCAACAACTGAATCAGATCGTGTTGTGTTTGCTTGCAAACCTTTGCTGCTTCTAACCGCAGCGGTTTCGACGAAAGCGCCCTCACGAATGCCTTTAATAGATGCTTGCCTTCCGGGTTTATTGATACCCAAACCACCAAAGGAATTAACAATTTCATCTAAATTTTGATCCGTGACACTGTTTAAATTCTTTTTTAAAGATTCTTCTAATTGAGTCGCGATTTTCTTTTGGCTCGCTCCGAAAGCTCGTATAATAAAGTCAGGGTCGGGATCGCCGAGTTGACCTTGTTTCGTGAAAGCATTGAAAGAGCTATCGTTTATATCCTCTGAGCCCAAAAATCCCCTTTCGCCTTTTGTAAATATTGGTGCGTTTCCAGCATCGAAAGTCAAATTAGCCTCTATCTCTTGGGCTTGCGCTAATTCTTGTGCCGCTTCACTGGCAGAGTCAGAATTTTTTTGTCTTTCGATAATATCAGCCCTGATAGATTTCGCTTGTAATAACAAAACATCCCTAACGGCGGCAAGGGAAAGAGTATTTAGATCCAATTCCTTAATATAGCTTTTATTCGCCGCAGCTAGATTGACCGCGCCTCCTTCTATCGCGCTACCATATGCCACAAAAATTTTATCAAGCTTATCTTGGGTTGCAACTGATATAACATTACCCTTCGACCCTATTAAACCCAAACCAGAGAATGGAGAATCTTTTGGAGTCTGAACAAAGTTTGGAACATATCCACCCGCAGCGCCAGCGGTTCGAGGATTTTTACCTTGAGAAATGGTTCTATTCACACCTTGGAAACCGCCAATTGGTTCGTCCCTTTTGTTAGCGACAAGTAAACCGAAAGGATTCCCAGAGTTTTTAACTCTAGAATCCGAATCAACGTAAATTTGTGTAGGGGATAAACCAGCGGCTTGTTCACGCGCTAGGGCTTCACCTAAACCGGATGGAAGAAATCCTCTGGCGAAAGCTGATCCTTTTCTTTTCAGGAATCGAGGATTTTGGATTTCATTCAATAAAGAAACTTCTCTTTCATTATCAAAAGCTTCAATAGCATCGACGTGACCATCCTTACCCTTGGATCTATAATATTTTTTTAATAAAGATGAATCAATACCAATACCACCAACGCTGTTAGATAATTTTAGTAAACCATCGACTCCAACTCTATCTACAATCTTTTTAAGTCTGTCAGGATCTTTAAAAATATTTTTTTCTTTTAATTGGGCAATAATAAGGGCTCGCGAATTACCACTATTATCAAAAGGAATTTCGCCAGAGGCGGGAGAAAAATTCTTTACAGCCGGTCTGTTAGTGACCGTAGATCTATTAAAAACACCAAATGTTTTAGCAATCTTGAGAGATCGAGATGTTGGTATTACACCTTGTGCAGTTGATAAGCGAGAACCTAATAAATGAGTGACTAAATTTTCAAAAGTTTTTACGCTGGCGGGAAGCGTCGAATTGGATTTCGAAAGGTTTTTTGTGTTTAGTGGATCTAATCTTTGAAGGCCATCCTCTGAAAATTTATTTGTAGAAACCCCTCTAAAAAGAGTAGTCAGCGAATCCCTACCGCCAGCAAAGTTCGGCGTGAAACCCTCCGCAAAGCGAGGCGACTTCATACTAAAGCGGCTAAACACTTCATCAATCTGGGCTCGGATTTCAGATGGTTTCTTAGAAAGGTCTAGATAGGAAGTGGTTCCAAGACCATATTTCTCGGGCGTGTATTGAATAAAATTACCGCCCAACAGATCGCTCATTTGGGCTTGTGCCTTGGGGTCTCTGGCATCAACGACGTCGCGAATGAACCTAGCCAATTTTGGGTCTTGAGCTTCGATTTTAGAAAAATTATTCAGGAAACTTGGTCCGACTTCCTCTAAGAAGGTCTCGAAGGCATCTGAAGGACGTTTAGCCGTTTTGAAAGATACCGGAGTAAAGCCACCAGCAGCAGAAATCTTCTTAGCACCGGCAGGTAAACCCATCGATCTAACCATATCTTGATTAAATACAGCAGACCCGCCATTTGAATAATTGGGAACTATATACTCAGAAGTGTTAGCAACAACAGTCCCAGTTTTTCCACCGCCGAAAGCGAAATTCGGCATAATAACCGGCCTAGCATTTCGTGGAGCGCCACCAACGCCTTTTTGTACAGAAGAAACTTCTTTGGCTACTAAATTGGGAACATAACCATCAGCCGCGCCAACACCCCTTAAGGTTTTGATAGTTCTCGGCGAGAAGCCTGTAATAAGACCATTATCTCTAGCTTTGAGAGCGTTAACAACCGATAGTTGCCGATTTAAAATAGATAATACAATTTGTTCCTGTTCGGCGACGCTCTTCGCGGCAATAAATCTCTGTTGTTCAAGCGAGGTCGATTGCGCCAAGATCGTATTTAGACCTTGCATCGCTTGCGTTTCTTTCGAACGAATCGCTAGAATATTACCTAAATCCTTAAAAGCGGTTATTCCAAGTTTGGATATGATCTTAAACAACGCTATGCCAATAGTGAGACCACCAGAGGTAGAAATGACATTACCGATACCTTTTAAAATACCTTCGGCAACATTCGCACCGATTTGATCGCCCGCATCCAATCCCTCTTTTCCAATGTTCTTAAATTGTTTGGCGACGGAGCCAAGGAAATCGTTACCAAGTAAATTTTTAAGAGGATCGGCGAAAGTCAAACTGCCGAGAATCGAACCAATTTCAGTCGCAGATGTTCTAAAATTTTGTAGAACTGCCGAGAGCGATTTATTTAAAGCTTCGTTCCTTAGAGTCGCTTCGTTTGTCGCCCCTTTGGCAACTTCCAATGCATTAGTATAGGAGTTATAAGAACGGGCCAATTCTCCTACTAGAGACTTAAATTGATTGATTTGGAAAATACCAGCGGAAAGTTCCGAGACAACGCCTTGTTGTTCTTTCGATAAATTGGCGAAATTCGCGCCAATATTCTTTAAAATTGTATCGGCTGCAAGAGCGTCTCCACCTAATGTTCTGACTTTAATACCGAAATCTTCTAACTGATCCAAAACTTCAGGGCGATTAATACGTGTGAAGATTGATTTTAGAGCGTTACCAATTTCGGAACCACCTCTCGCGGTAATTTGTTGAGCTGTAGTAACGAGAGAAATTAATGAATCGAAACCGACACCGGCATCTTGAGCAGTAGAGCCGACTCTAGAAAGTGCTTCGACTAGATCGCCCGCTGAAACGGCGAATTTCGAATCGACTGCAACTAATTTATTAATGGCGACGGCGGCGGTTAAACCTTCCCTACGATACGCATTTAATACAGCCGTGAGAGATTCAACGGATTTGGTTGCATCCAAACCGGAAAGACGAGTTAAAATCTGCGCTTGGTTGATACGATCTAATGTGTCGGTAACGCCCAAACCTTGACGGGAAAATTCAAGAGCGGCTTTAGCCGTAGTTTCGAAGGATTGAGCGGTATTACGAGCTACGTCGAAAACCTGAACCTTAAACTTATTAAGTTCGTTATTTGTTAAGGCGAAAACGGAATTGATATCAGCAAAGGCTTTTTCAACCGCAACCGTCGAATTGGCCAATTCGGCCATTCCACGAGTAAACGCGGCGATGACGGAAGCGGAGGCACCGAAAGCCAAGACGCGCTGGTTAGCGGCAGCAAGGGAATCCGTAAACTTACTTACATCCGCAGTAATTCTTCCGAGGGGAAGTTGTAGTGACCTAGTATTGAACTTAAAGTCAAATTTTTGAGCCTGATTAAGGGCATCACGAACCTGATTCACGAAAAACCGTGAATCTAGACCAATTTTTAGAGTGCCGTCGATGCCTGCCATTTAATAACTTTTTCCGTATTTTATACGCGGAATTTTATCAATTCTATATAAAACAACTAACGATTATGCATTTTCATCATTTCTTGCATATTCATGGGCTTTGTTGGGGCTTTTGTTGGTTCTTGACCAGTAATCGCTTTAATATCCGCAGCCGTGGCTCCAACCATCCCAACGGCTCCCTTTGAATCTTTATCATTAATCATTTTCTTGCCTTTATCAATAGCTTCGATATATTCAGCTAACTTATCTGGGTCATCTCTAATATGTTCTGGAATATTCTCAATTTTGACTTTTTGCATTAGTTGAGTATAATATTTTGAATAATTAGCCAATTTGACCTGAAAATAGGTCATTTTGGAAATAGGCGTGCCGAAAAACTTAAAAAAATCGTCTTCGCAAAGATAATAGTAGGATTTATAAAAATCCTGCATGGTGAGTTTTTTTAGGTTTCTGTCATTACACGTCTCCATGACGGAAGAGTAGGCGTCAAATAATTTTTGAAGTTCTATATCGTCTAAATCGTCAAATAGTTCAACTGAAAGATAGGGTTTTTTAAAGTCAGTATCTATAAAAATAGATTTTATTACGTAGTAATCATTAATCAATTTTGCCGCGTAAGATTCTACGGTTAAACCAACTAAAGCGATTTTTTTCTTTTCCAATTCGAATATAAGCTTATTTTCCTTTTGAATATCTTCATCAATCTTCTGTAACATCGAAGGGTATTTCATGGTTTTCTTACCACGCTCTAGACCGCGAACATAGTCTTTCCGATCAAAGATATTCTTTTCGTCCTGTTCAGACCAAAGACCTTCTTTTTTCAGAAATTCCAACTGTTGTTTTTCCGTTGGAGCGCCGGAATCGCGAGCCTTCTTTTCGAACCTATCTTGAATATCTTCTAACTCGACATGGTCGGCGTGAGACAAATGTTTAACATACAATGTCTTTCCACCAAAATCCAGTGTAGTATATCCTCTAGAGATTTCTAAGAATGACCTTCTTAGAATTTTAGACATTTATTACGTCTGAACTAGATTCTCAATCGCCTCAACAGCGACGGCTGCGACAAGAATATCGGGTGAATCATTGACCAATACTTTCGCCTTTTCTTCTTTGGTCTTTTTTTCCGCTAAAAGTTCTTCGGTCAATCTCTTTGCTCTTTCTTCGGATTCTGCTTTCAATCGATCATCTTCTTTTTGGAACTCTTCGGGGGTTGAAATACGCCCAAGAGAGTAGAGAGCCCAAAAATACATTAATAGCTGGATAGACTTTAAATAGAGCGGGTCTTCGTTCTCTTCTAAATCGAAATAGCTTTTTTCTCTTTCATCAAAGTTTGTGCCTTTAAACAAAGATTCAAACTTGCCATCAGAAACTTCAATGTACGACTGTGAGAAAATTAACCATAAATTGGCTCTTTCCTGAGCATAATTTTCAGCAGTATTATTAAAAATTGTCTGATTAGAGGTTTCGATTGCATTTAATTCTCTTCGAGCGTCTACAATTTTTTCATATAGTTGCACCTGATAAGTGCGTTTTTCATCGCCCTCTGTAAGTGACCCTAATGCAATCAAATCGTTCTCAAATTTAGTCGCGGTCTGTTCTAGATAAACCATTCTCTTCGCCGTTTCCTGAGAAATGAGAGCGCCAGCACCGTCTATGTGTTTATTAATAAGAACGGCTTTGGACATTAGCCCATTGTCAATTGCCCTTTTAATCTGAGATCCGTAAAATAGACGCAGGGTATCGCTCTCCCCCCTGCCTAGTCTTTTAAGAGCGATCTTGTGGGGGACAGAAACGGTTTCTTTTTTAATTAGTTTCTGTTCTTTCCCGTCAACAATCGTAACTTCAGTCTTTTCAACTTCTTTTTCTAGTTCTACCGTAAATTTGTGTAGCAGTTTCATTTTTTTCCTTTTTCCTTATCTTAATACTATGTCTTTTAACCTAAAAATCAACTATTTGGAGATAATTTTTACCTGATCCAATTGTTCTCTTATGCTTCGTATACAATCGTTACCGCGATCCAGTATATCTTTTCGAAGTCTTTCGCATCGAGAGTCGGTCATAAATTCTGCGAGCACAACTTTTCCTTTATGTTCTTCTGGAATAGATTCCATGAGTCTCCATAAAGCTTCATCGTTATCGGCCTTGAGATCCTCAATAATCTTTAGAACCTCTTTAAATAAAACTGTAATATTTCTTTTAATATTGAAATTTACAATATTCTCCAATACCTTACTCTCATTTTCATCCATAATCAGTCTTCCTTTGTTTTTATACCTTTTACCCGCAATCGAAATACGCGAAAAATTGAATATTTTATATTTTTCTCCATTTTAGGACATAAAAAAGGCGAGAAATTAATCTCGCCAAATTTATCTTTAACTCTAAAATCTATTAGGTGATATTAAACGCACGTCTACCGGAAATGAATACACCGATATCGTTCTGACCAGCACCAATGGTGGTGGAGAAGCTTAGTGTAACAGTTTTGGCAACGTCACCGATAGAATCAGAGAATGATTCGCTGTCAAGTTTTGCGCCCTTGAAGTCGAAAATCATTGTGTCAGCGCCAGTGCCTTGACAATTTGGTTCTTTAGCTCTAACTCTTAGATTATATGTTTGATCGTTACATAGAAGATTCGAAAGAGAGGCGACCTCAAGATTAACTTGATAGACGCTGACTTCCATCGTAACAGTAATCGGAAATGATGGTTCTTGAGCGTAGGAAAATAGAGAACCTAGCTTGTTTAGACTTTCACGAGCAAGAGGAATCGAGATGGAAACGCTCTGTACTGGACATGCATTGGCACCCGATAATGCAATACCTATACCGGCATTGGCTTCGAGGGTCACGTCACCGGGCTTAATAGCCGAGATGATGTTGACACCTGTACCAGCGGTAATCGCGGGAAGAGAGAATCTGCCAGAGACGGCTTGACCGTTCTCAATGTTAATCGCGGGTGTATTGATGTTCTGAGAACCAGTATCAAACTTAAGATTGAACCCTTGAATTGAAACGTCGGCGTTTGGTAAGTCACCAACGGCGAAATTAAAAGTTAGGTTCGAAATAGACGCATTGCCCAAAGAAACGACACCTTGGGGAGTCGCGTCCCCGGCCAAATCCACGCCTTCTCTCGCGATTGGAAAGAAATAGTTTTTCGGATCTTGAGTCTTGGCTAGAATTTTTGAAATACAAGAATTCTGACCAAGAGAGTCTAAGCCTAATTTGGATTCATTTTCACCATCGGTGAGCAAGTAATTGAAGGAAGCATTAACTACCGGAGATTCCGTGATGATTGAGTCAATACGGTTTAGTACGGTAAATTGATTAACGTCCTGCCGAGTGACAGAGAAATCATATGTAAGTGATTGTACGCGGTGAATCTGGAGAAGTGTACTGGTGCCGGAAGTTCCCGAACTGAACATTGCCCCAGTCGCTACACCGCTGGAGACGAGAATGCCCTCGTTGTTGTAAATAATACGTGTTGCCATTTTATTTTATCTTGTATTTAGAGTTAGAAGTTATCGGTTAATACACTTTTTTCCACAGTTTTTATTAAAAATTACTGAATTATCAGGTTGCTACCATCTAATTCTAAGGTGTTTATACCAATTGGAATGGACATACCGATATCAACCGATATATAGTTGCCAACTTGAGCACCGAAATTAACACTATCAATATACGGTTTCACGACTGCATAAGTAGTTCCGGGAGTAGGAGAACAGCTAGGGATTAGTGTAAAATAATATGTTCCGGTTTCAAAACCGCCACAATTAAACCCAGATAAGCCGACAAAGTTACTCGCAATACCTTCGACGAAACCTTGGATCTGTAAGGTGGCGTTGGCTTCACTTAGAACTCTACGAGGGAAACGAGTGCCGAAGTCAAAGAAAGATTGGCGATTAAATGATAAACCAATGCTAAATGATTGAATAGAAATTCCAGTAATCGCCGTTCCAGAAAAACTGATGCCAGATAAACTAATACCATCATTTTTAACAATGTCAGAAGTATATGTAACTCCACTTCGCGGTTGGTTATTGGGGGTTGTCCTTAAATCAAAACCTTCGCCCCCGAAACTAATTCGTGCGATATCGCCAACCGAAGCGTTGACCGTATAACTTGTTAATACTCCGGTTTTTATGTTCCATTCATTCTCGTAAAAAAGTTTGGATGGGTCGGAAATTAAATAGTTAAAATCTCTGGCGGCATACCTCAGTAGAGAATTCCCATCCCCGCCTGTACCCAAAATAATACCAACACCGCTTGAGTGAGTAAGGCCCAAGTGTTGTTCGGCGACATTGTCGCTCTTTAACATTTCAATACTGTAAGTAACTGGTGTATAGTTAATTACCGGTCTGTCGGACAATTGTTTAAATCGACCTAAAACGCGAGAATCGTAACGAGGAACCGTGTAGTTCCAAGACGCGCTCTGCACTCTTTTTAGAAAGATGTTTTCGGTCCCATTTTGACCGCTGCTCATTGAGACTTCTACTGCATTATATTTTGGCATTTACCTTGTTCCTTATTACTTGTATAAATATTTACACTATTTTTTTCACTTTTTAACTTCTTGGATTTCTCATTTTTTGTATTTCTACATCCACAATTCCAACAAAAATTTGTTTATCGATATTAATTCGGTCGCTTGTTCGAGAACATTGAACGTAAGTAACTTCTAATAAAGACGATGGATCGGCAGAAGTTTTTAGCGTATTGTAGTTATAGCCAGAGGGGTACATACCCGTTTTAACGTCTTTAAATTCATTTAATGGATCTTGGTCTATGGTAATAAATGGAATTGACTTATATCTTGAATCTCTCATTATCGATAAAGCACCTTCTAAAGCAAAGTCTGTTTCGGCCATAAGAATCATCGATGTATTAACGGTAGTCATATCGGTTCCTGCTAGGGCGAAAGGCGCGTTGTCACTGTTTAATATGGATACGAAGGCGGCGGGAGTCATTTGTGCGTATGCCGGTAATCCACCAGTTGGGCGATTATTAAAACGAGGGTTGAAATAAGAGTTCGATCTAGTTAGAAGAGATTCTTGTGTTTCATTCGCTATATAAAAATTAAAATCCGGAAATGAGTAAGATGCACTTAAAACCAATCCAGTACCAAAGCCAGACGGGAAAAGAACTCTTCCATTTTCGTAGTCGATACGAATACCGCTTGATCTATTGTATATGACGTTAGAACCGCTAACGGATTCGCAAATAGTTGCTCCGGTAACACCCTTATCATAAACCCATTGTTTGAATGGGGATGAATAAGATACGTAACCATTCAAGCGAGCATCTGGTTGATAAAATAAATTAGATGTATAGTTGCGATAAGCTTGTCCGTTTTGAGAAATTTCGTGTTGAGCCCAAAAAAAGAAGGAGGAAAGGATATTATTGCTAAATTGTGGTTTCATGGTTAGAAGTTACCAGCGCCTTTTTTGGCATTTGATAGAAAGTTACGAAAAATTTTACTTAGATAAGATCGGTTTTTGAAAGAACCGCCTCTTAGTTGATTTTCCACTTGCAAGCCTCCGCCCGAACGCGAAGGATCTGGGCTCTCAAATTTATCGGTATTCAAAAACTTCCCGATGCCGGGGATGCCTTGTTCGATACGATAAGCCCAAGAAATGCCGTTTGCCCAAGGCAATGGAGTCGCAGCGAATATTGCTGCCTTGTCGGGTTGCGTAATTCTAAACTGATATTCGCCCTCGTTTGTACGAGACCCTCTAAGATATTCAATTTTTGGACCGAATTCTTTTCCCAGATTTGTTCTAGGATTAATCATTTTTCTTAATTCAATAATTGGGTTTGGTTCATCGGAGGAAAAACCGATAAATGAATAGAGATTCATATTACTAGAACGGCTATTCGGTAAGGTGTTAGAAATATTTTCAGCATCTACCCCACCAAGAATTTCTTTCGTAATTAGATCGGAGTCAAAATCTGCTAACATTTGCTGAACAGCCGGATTAAAATGCTCCCTGCGTGCTTTTTGAGTGGCTAGTGCTACAAGCCTAGCCGATTTGCTGATTGAAGCGATTATGCTTTTGGGATTAACTGTCGCCATTAGATTGCTCTGTTAAGCCAGAGTGTCACATATTCTTTATTAAATAAACCGTGAGGTCGTTCAACGGAATCTAGTGTAAATTTATAACCATCAAACTCTACTTGTTTTACATCTAGGAAAATTTGATCGTATGCTGCGACTTTGAGCTTAATACGTACTCTGCCATCGGGTACGTTATCTTTTAATTGAGTTTCATCCTTAGCTCCGCCTACATAAGGATAAGCATAGGGATAATCTTGTTGTTTTTGATACCAAATTCTTGCCATAACATCAAAACGCTGTGGCACTCTCTCTGGTTCACTGTTATTTTGTATCGCGGCTTCAAATCGATTATAATTCTCATTTGAAGAGATTATGAGCTGTCCGGCCTCTTTATAAATTACAATAGGTCTTTCCCACGTATCTGCTATATAGCTAATTACGGTGGCTAAAGCTTCCTTTTGGGCTGTTGTAAGAAATGATGGCATAATACAGTTTACAAGAGATATACACTAAAATCGCATTCTTTTGTCAATAGACACAAAAAAGCCGCACTTTTTGGAGTACGGCTATTTGTCGCAAAAAAATGATGAATCGATTTAAGTTGAAGTCATTTTCAGAATAATTGGTTTCGAGGCCGGGGCGTTATTTGCTATAAGCTTCTCCATATGAATTTTTAGATCAAGGATACAATCATTATAACCCTTTTCGTAACTCCCGCGACTTGGCCTAATTTGAGAATTTAGCCATTTATGAAGTTCTGTGACAAGCTTCCAATTTTTAGGGAGATCACTCATTGATAGTGACGAGTTTCGCTCCAAGGGCCTTTGAATACAGAATGACAACCTCTTCGAATTCTTTTCGAGTCAAATTTAATTCTCCGTTTAACCTAGTGCTTGTTAATATACCGCTAAGAAAACATTCAATTGCCAATGTATAGGTCTCCGGATTCGGAATGGGAGATAAGTACTTACACGTAAGATGAGCAATAAATTGAAACAGAAACAATTTTTCCCCCTTTAGCTCCTTCAACTTCTTTGAGGCGTCATCCATTCGGACTTTAGCTTCAAGATCTAGATGGTGTGACGATGTTTTTTTTTCTCTGTTTTCGTTTGGCATTTTTTATAGTTTTGTAATTTGACCATCAACCCAATCGACATATCTCTGATTTTGACTGCGAATAGTTTCTAACAAAATCTTTCCCTTTGTGGATGTAAGGGTAGGAATCTGTATAGCGGAAATTTGTTTGGCAAATTCTTTTAGTTTTTCTTTGTCCGGAGCCGCTTCTTTACGTTCGGTTTCTTCTTGGGCTTGCTTAATAGCTCTTGTTTCGAATTCTTGTTTAAGTCTTAACTCATTTTCTATTTTTTTCTTCGCCTCTATTTCTACTCTTAATTTATCTGCAAATACTAATCGCTCTTGTTTAGCTTTCTTTTCAAGAGCCTCTTTTTCATCCTTAGCTTTCTTTTCAAAAATCTCTTTTTCATCCTTAGCTTTCTTTTCAAAAATCTCTTTTTCATCCTTAGCTTTCTTTTCAAGAGCCTCGCGTTCCTTCCTAGACTTAGACTCACGCTCCAACGCCTCTTTTTGGAGTCTAATATTTTCGATCCTAATCATCGCTTGTTCTTCCGCTTTGGCCTTTTCATCGGCCAGTCGCTTAGATTCTAATTCCTTCGCGATTTGCTGCTTACGTTCAAAAGCAAGTTTACTATTTTCGAGTAACTGATTATAAGAATCGTCTGGCATTAACTCTAATACATAACCGGTAGTATCAATATCGAATACTTTGAGAGCTGTCTCTCGCCTCAGCTTCAATTCTAACTTTCGTTTTGCCTCTTCGCGCTCAACGAATTCTTCCTTTTCCAGTAATTGCTTTTCTAGAGGTTCAATAATTTGTTTACAAACATTAGAAAAACCGTCAATGACACGACCGTCACGTAGCAAATTTTCTTTAAGAGCCTTTCGACTCTTTTCTAGGGCAATCCTAGATTTTGTTACCTCTAAACGCGCTCTCTTAGCGAGTTCTATTTCTTTAGTCTGAGAGGCATCGGTAATTACAAGAGTTTCTACAACCTTTTGCCATTTTTGCGCTGTTACAAGAAATGGCTGGAAAGTTTTAAGTAAATCTTGAGCAAGTTGAAGTTCAAAATTATTCTGGGTAAGAATTAATTGAAATTCCTTTGGCGTTTGTACTTTTTCTACGATTTCTGCTTCAATGGTTTCCATTATTTAGACTCCGATTCTTTAATTTTTGACAAGATTCTATACACGTCTTCTTGGCTAATCGAAAGCCAAGAATCCCAATCTTCAGGATTAGAAGATAAAATAGATTTATATTTCTTACTACAATTAGACTTTAGCTGAGAAAAAGTGATATTCATCTTCAAACATTTTTGTTGAAGAGCATCGACTGGATTATGGCCTGTCACGGGTGTTTGATCTACCTTATCTGGAACGATTGCTGAAGAAGTCGAATTTACATTGGGAACAACAGATCCCTGATCAGGTCCAATTTCATCAAAACCAACAATGTTAATACCTAAATAGTTACGAATCGCACGAACAAAGGCTCGATTTTCTGCAATAGTTTCGATATATCGTTGAGCGAAATCAAAAGTGTTGGCTAATGAAGCGCCGCCGATACCGGAGTATTCATGGAATCCAAAAGCACCACTCGTTTTGGTTTCAAAATTTTCTATGAAAGTAATATTAGCTGTTATAGTACAAGAAACGACACACCGATAATTGTTATCGTATATAACATTATTAACAGTTGGGCGATACGATTCGATTCCTCGTAAGTGAGCTAAAAATTTAATACCAGCAAGATTTATAAGTAAAAATTTGTCTTCTGGATTAAGATCAACAATATCTTGGGTCTTGCAAAACCTTGCTTCCTTGCCATATTTCTTTAAAAACTCTTCTGAAAGACGCTCGCTCTTTGAGTTGACGTATAGATGTTCTGGTTTGAGCATAGCTCGCCAGTTGACACGGCCCTCTGGAGTAAATATGTAATTGTAATTTTTAATTAATCCACGAGCATCTCTTTCAAAGAGATTTTGAGTGGGTTGTGTAATATCGTTTACCGTGGAGACCACTTCTTGAGTGACTTCATCGCTTGGAAACGGAATGTTTTCTGTCTCGTTTTTTTTCTTGCTCATAAAAGCCTATTAAACGAAAAACTGATAAGTTCCGCAACCTTTTTTTACTCACGAAAAATATAAAAATGTGGGATTTCCTCCCAAAATACAGGATCTGGAATTACCTCTTGGATATTATGTTCGAAGCCTTGCACAGGTTGATTTGCTATCCAAGCCGCTTTTGATAAATATATATTTCCATTTGAAAGTAAATATTTATTGCTACGATAAAGTAACTTTCTGTTATCGGAAGATAAGATATCTAAAAGTAGATCGTAATCAGTATTCTGGTACTCAGCGGATTCTTCAACAAAGTTTTTGTATGACTTGACCGAAAAGCGCTCGATATTCCCTATATCAAAATACGTGAGTCTTATCGAAGATATTTCTTCTTGACTCGCGGTTTTATTGTATAATTTATATTTAATTCCAGCAGACTTAAGATTTTTAACAAATTCTAATACGGAACCATCTCTAACTTCTACTGTGACTCCAACAACGTTTTTACGAAAAGATGTTAGCAAATTAATATTAATAGGTTTATCGGTAATAATACTTACTGGACGGGTTTGTAAAGCCCCACTTAGGTTTTCTTCACTAAAATGGTAATCCATTCTACACATAAGAGCTTGTCCATTTAAAAATTGAGGGCTAACGTTTAAATCGGGGACCCATTCGATAACGGTCTGATTATAAGCTTCCCCAATGAGGTAACTTTTACGCTGAAATTTATTTGGACCATTAAAAATTTCTAAAATAGCATTAATGACATTTTCGGGAGGAATTTTGTTAATAGTTTTTGGGTGTTCTTGAGAATACGAGGGTACTCGGTTATTTCGATGGGACTCCAGTAAAAAAGTCTTACTTGGGTTTTTCCACGCGGGGCCATGAGCCGAAATAGAAGTTGAGCCGTACAGGGAAACAAGGGGTTTGCCAAGAAATCCGGCTACGTGTGTCTGCCAGCTGTCGGGACCAATATGGCACATACCGTGGCGTAGTAGGTGATAGGCTTGGCGAATTGTAGTTTTTCCTTGGAAGTGTTCGCAATGTTTCAAAGGCGAATCCTCTTTCCCTCCCAACTGAATCATACGAATGTTATTGACTTTTAGAAGAGGGGATAAAATATCTAGAACTTCATTCATGTAATCGTAATTTTTTGATTGCTGTCCAGAGCCATTTTGAAAAGTAATATAGTTTCCTTCTATATTTGGGAAATAAGATTCTTCAATTTCAATAGATCCAACTTGGAGGGCGGTAGATCTGGAATATGTTTCGATTAAATTTGAATAAGAGAGATAAGATAATTGTCTTTGCGTATGAATAGCTGGATGAAAGTAATATTGGAAAAGCGCCTTTTCCTTATTCTGGCCAGCACCGATAGCAAACATTTCTTGTTCAAAGTGTTGAATATAGGGGAGAACTTTAAAAATTCTTGCGTTTCCTTCTAGAACCTCAAAATATTTCTGTTCACACATTACATATAAATCGACATTTGGATATTTTTTCTGAAACGATTCAAATAGAGAAGTACATAAAATAATATCACCAATTGATTCTTTGATTAAAAATAACGCTCTTTTGTTTGGGCGAGACCAATCAACAAGGCTATTAAAATCAAACGATTTATGTTTATTGTTTTCTTCGATTGCGACATTAATAAATACGTTATGAACTTGCTGGCGAGTCATACCGTTTTTTATTTGATTGACCCAATGTAAACGACCATGACCCTCTGGACCTTCATCTAGTTTTAAAATTTCTTTATAGAGAGTTGTTAGAAAATCATACTCTGATAAATCTTGAGGAAACGGAAAGTTTTGATTCTTTTCTTCCGCTTCGAGTTTAACCATTTCCCAATCAACGAACGGTAATGAGTCAATAAATTCCTCAATTTTTTTGCCGTTAACTTCTAGATCATAATTTTGTTTAGCCCATTCGCGAGATTTTTTACCAAGTTCTTCCCGCTTTTTCGGCGGCATTTCGTAAACTTTTGTAAACATTTTCGCAATGGAAGATGGGTAAGGACTCGACTTTATAAAGTGAGTACCAAATTCGGTATATTTTGCCCAATCAAAACCTAGAGATCCCTTATTTAATTCAATAATATCTTCTCCATAGGAATAATCAGCGGTTAAAATAATCTTTTCTGCCGCTGCGGCTTCGACACATGGTAATTCACACGCGCCCGAAGTCGCGGGATGAGAAAATACATCCATAATATTATACAATTCGTTTAACTGTTCTTCGGTGACACCTTTACCAACGGATACAGTGTGAAGAGATTTTTCTTTACCCGAAAATGGACATGTCTGGTCATTTCCGGCGAAAGGATGAACAACATATTCGCTGGATTCGCTAGAGACGTAAGCCGTCCAAATGTCTTTATGGTTAACTCCATATTGAGTCGCCAGTCTCATAATATCCCAGCCCTCACCGAAGTTTGTGACTAATAACAAAATAGCCTTAGCTTTCGGGTTTTGCTTCTTAAAGAGAGCAAATCCCTCCATTCCATTTGTCACCGTTAGTTTTCTAAGCTGGTTACGAAATACGTCACCAATGATAAACGTATCTGGGGAAATATTGTATTTTGCCCGAATTTCCCTCTTCTTTTGTTCTCCTAGATTATAAAAACCACTCAAATCAACAAGTGGATATTGAGTTTTTACATGTTGGTATTCCTTACCTTGTTTATGAAATTCTTTACGAGCGAAATCACTCCATGTCCAATAGTGTTTGGTCTTTGTTGCGTCTTCTTTAGCGATAAGCGGAATACTATCATGGGTTGCCCAAAAGACGGATGAAATTTTACCCCAAAAGTTTTTGCCAGTGTTGAAGCCAATCCCCCATGCGTCCTCGACGAAAAACGCGACATCGGGCCTGAATTCAGACACAACCTTTTCGACAAAATACTCTCCATAAGCTGCACGTTGGGCTTTGGCGGGATCGGAGTTCAGCACCTGAATCTCTGGCGGCGTAAAGGGTAATGCTCCATGGGCTTTCCATGGAAGTTGCTGGAGATCAGGGTTATTCGCCTGCATTTGAGCGGCGTATTCTAACAGTTCATATTTGCCAGTTTTCTGTAAATAGGTGAGAACATTTTTTGTGTTCTTGCCAAAGCCTGTAAATAGCTTTGAATAGTTGCTATTATATAATACCCTCTTCTTGCGCAATTCTGCCATATGTTACCCAATACTATCTATTTTACATAAAAAAACAACAAATATGGACAATAAAAAACCCGGTTATTACACCGGGGATTTTATAATCAAAATACAGATTAATTATTCAGTTCAAAAAGGAACATCTTCATCATTTACTTCGACCTCTGTTGAAGTATTAGATGATGTGTCCGCCGCTACATCGGCTTCGTGAGTCGGTTTAGAGACCCCGACTGACTTAGCAGTCTTCCCGTTGACCGCCGTAGCAACGGCCTTGAGTTCTGTTAAATAGAAGCTATTTAATTCATCGTATTCCTTTGAGACGATCTGACCCTTCGAGTTTTTTACCGGGAGGGGTTGTGGAAGTTCATCTTGGGTAAATTTACCCTTGATAAAATTTCCAGCTTGAAAAAATCCAACATTGGAATACATTTCACCATTCTTACCCTCTTTCTTATAAAGAGTGATTTCGATATCGTGAAAGTTTTCTAGTGCTAGAAGACAATTGAAGATATTTCGACTAGAGAAACTCATACGATTCTCTACAAGATAAGTTTCCTTTGCAACCTTGTCTGTGAGGAACAATTTTACAATATCATAGGGCTTACCTTCATATTCTCCAGTGTCAAAGGTGATTCTTGTTAAATCACCAGAAACAGCGTACTCAATATTGGGAGACGATTCCCATTTACCATCTACATTCTTTTCTCTAACCTGAAAACCATTGGGCATTAAAGGGATGTCCTTTTGGGTTTTTGCATCCTTCAACTTGTTAATGATCTTCAGAATCTTTAACTTATATTCACTCTGACCTTGATTTTTTCTTCCTAGTGCCATTTTATTTTACTTTTTCGATTTTTATTTTACTTTTGCAAATGAGCTGTTAAGCTCATAATTTAATACACTAATAATTTAGTTTTTATTCAAAATCCGAAAATTTCTTAGGGATCTTAATCCACTTTTGCGGTCTATATTTTTCGAACTTAACTGATTTATTATTAGTAATCTTATCCGTGTACCAAAATGCGTCATATCCGCGCTTAACTTTACGTGCAGTAGATATAAGAACATTCTCCATGGCCCGATCATTGGATGGAAAGGGTTCGTGAAATGCTCTTGAATACGACTCTTTCAAATCGTGAATTATAGTTGTAATATTTTCTCTACCGTCTCGTGCTTTTTTCATCTGGTACGAGGGCCATTATAAGAAAAACTTTGACGAATGTCAAGTAAGTTTACGTTGCACATTTCTTGACCGATTTTGAGCCCGCTCCGAAAGAGATATCTTAAGTTTTTTTAATTTTTCTTGAGCCAGTTTTTTCTTCTTAACTGGATTAACAATTCCAGTATCCCTTTCTATTTGATCATCATGTTTTTGTTTAATGGGATCAATACCTTCTTTTTCGGCTCGCCTAGAGGAAAATTCGGAAGAGCGTTCCCATAGTTCTCCGAAATTTCCCCCGTTTTTGTTGGTAACTTTTACGAAATCCTTCGAGCTATATGGATCTGATTTTGTATCTTTTGAGGCTTGTGGTACTGTATAAATTCTTTTCCATATAACTTTTGTTTCATCAATATAAACTTTATCGTCTTTCATATGAAAGAAGATATCTTTCGTTTCTCCGCTAAGAGGATCTTCGAATAAATAATAAGGCATTAATAAATTTTAGGTTTAAACACCTCTAATAGCCGAATTATTAGATATAAGAGTATTGAAAGTATCGGCATAGGTTAAATAGCCAAAAGATCTTTTAGGTCCGGGGGCGGCGAGGGCTTGCTTTAAAACTTCAACAAATTCCTTTTCGTCCCAATCAAAGAAATTACCCTGATTAAAATCGGCACCGGGATGGAAGAAAATATTATCGTAGGCCGGAAATTTAGCGTTAGGTTTTACGACCCAAGAATTTTCGTTGTTAAAGTAATCTTTGTAGGCATGAGCATCCAAAGATACGATTTTTTTACCTAAACAAGCAGCTTGATAAACTGGTAAATCTCTACCTTCCCCGCCCGACATTCCTAAAAATACATCGCAGCTGTTTAGAAAATCATTGTATTCCGCGTTCTTAGGCATCGCTGGCATCGAAGGGAAATTATAAGGTCTGACTCCATTAAAAGTATGATGGAGAATTTTTGCATTGTCTTCTGGATTGAAGAAAGGATTGTTAACGGCGGCATGGATGGCATATTCCCCATTATTACCAAATTCTTTTTGAAGAACCCGAAGAATCTTTTGGGTTCTTTTGCGATTCTCAAATTTCCCCCCTAATCCGATAACCTTGACATCTTTTGGATATTTTCTACTGTTGACTTCTTTAAAGTTATGAGTGTCAAAACCTAATTCTAAAAATACTACGTTCTTTAAACCATAAGATTCGAATACTTCCTTAGTGAAACTAGAAGTCACCCAAACCACGCTTTGCTGGGATAAAATATTGACCTCAGTCGGAGTCAGGGTATCGGTTTCATGGAAGGTGATTAGCTCTTGGTTGTTAGAAAACGATTCTAGGGAACCATTGATATGCCAAAGCTTGATTGTTCGAAAGGCACGAGAGTGATTCTTCATGTGACTCGTAATCTTGCTATTCACCCATTTTTCAAATTCCTGATCTGGAACTTGAGCTGCCATTGATACGTTACCAATAGGAATAATTGTACAATCTAAATTTTTCTTATAAGCTTCACGTAGTAAAGCGATTGATGTTTGACCCAGACTTAAGTCGTTAATTGGGAAGTGGAAAGTGACTGGCATTAAATTTCATTATGAATTTTTTCTTCTATTTTCTTTAGGTTGCGTATGTATATCATTCTCGCCCCTTGTTTTGTAATATTATAAAGTTTGGCAATTTCTGGCCAAGTTGTTTTTTTGAGACTACAATGTCTTAGTTCAAATATTTCTTGGAACCTTTTGTCATCTATATTATGAAATTCAGATTGAATGTAATCAATTAATTGTTTATCGTTACAGGTTTCTTTATCCGATAAATTTTCCAATCCAGAATCTTCAACTTGTATAATACCTTCGTTATCATGAAGTAGTCTCTGGCATTGCCAACGAATATTTTGTCCAATCCAACTAGAAAATTTCATTTTCCGATCTGGATTGTAGTTCATTGCATAATTGTAAATATTATACATTTTATGTTCAAGTAACTCGTCTCGTTCAATTTTAGGAACGTAAGTATATTGATTTACGATATTTACATAAATACCGGTATGACGATTTACTAATTCTAAAAGAGACGCGGAATCTTGTTTAGATTTAATCTCTTGAATCAATTGATGATCATTAACTTCGGCTGGAAGCATCGTCTTCTCTTTTAACTAAATTTTTAAATGCTAACTCGATAAATAAAACAACAACTGGTGAAGTTATAATAAAATGACCCGGGATAAGCAGGAAACTCCAAATTAAAATTGAGATCCAAAAAGCGCTACAGAGAGCACAGGTCGTACTATATGCTACCCATGGATTTAGATATCTATTTAAGCTCGTGCGGAAAAACGAAAGAAGGAAAGAGTGGTTATATAGAAAAAAGAAAAACCAAACCGAAAGACAATAAAAGATAAAAATTGACATTTATTCATCGCCTTCTGGACTACCATCGGACAAGCTTTGGTTTTGTAATAAATTATTAATCACAATACACAAAAACTGAATATCCTTATCTTGGATAGACATTTTATTGGTCATAATCGATCCATCTTCTAGTTCTCCTGAATAAGCGTTTACGATCTCCGCGACCGCATTTGCGGTTATCATAGAAATTTTCACGTTTTGACCCTCGGAGAAGATTGGATTGCTTAGGACATAAATTGCCTTATCGCCATCAACTCCTAAGATTGCTTGACAGAAGTTAGACTCTTTTAGTTCTGACATTGCGAGTTTAACTAGTTCTAGTTTAATGTGTTCTTGTGGTTTACTAACAAGAACCTTCTTTAAATCTGTTGGTATTACAAATGTGTCGCAATCGATAAAATGTGCGACAATTTGGTTTCTAATTTCTAATAGAGTCATTTACGCTTTATACTATTCAATTGTAAGTATAAGTCAACATTTTTTTTTTGTTAAAAGTGCATAGTAGTCCTATGTGGCGCAGACACAAAGACTTATAAAGTTTATAGAACTCATAAACAGTTTAAAACACTTGGGGAAACTTTAAGTAAGATCTTAAAACACCAAATATTAGACGAAAAAGTCATTTTGCGGCAAGTGAAGAACTTACTACCGATAAACTTTAAACAACTCTTCGGAGCCATTCGTCCAGCCCTGCGGTCTGAACTCATGGAACCTTCGGTTCATTGAAAGGCAATTTACATTTGCCATTCATTGTACAGTTTCTAAGTTGTACATTTTCCTTTTACTCACCATTTAGAAAACATACAGTTATTAACTGTAAAGTCTAATAATGTACAAGTCTAAAACGGTAGAGGAAACTAGAAGAAAAATGCCTTTATAATGAACCGAAGGTTCACAACGATTCTTTACTTTAGTAAAGATGAGTTGTTTGATTGGAAAACTTTACGGAATCTCGGACTTTACATTAGAATCTTTAGACTTACTAGACTCGCGTTGCTTCTCTAAGAATACTACCGTAAGAGATTTTTAACAAACGCACTTTACAGAAAGGAAGATTAAAAGATTCTTTCTTTTTCAATAAGAGCACCGCCCGCAGGGTGGGGCTCGTTCTGCCCCGAAGGGCCATAACCCCCCAATGGAGCCCTTTTACATCACTTTGATTGACTCAAAAAGTGCGTATTATCGGTTATTCTAACCTACCCAACGTGTGATTAACTACCGGGCCACAATTATAGTCAAGGCATTGTCATGCTCAGGGTGATCCCGCTTTTCATCTATTCAAATTCTTTTAGGTTTCAACCGTTATGTCGTTCAGCATTTCTCATAATCCGACTCGATAACCTGTTTTGACAGATCGGGACTACAAGGCCAAACACGTATCTAACCCGAATGTGAGGGTGTTTTATCACATTCTGTATGAGAATCTTACTAATCCGCCCCGAGTTAATTCTCGGTTTCCACGTCCCAAAGGGCTCCTGAAGGGTCTCGTGCATAGTATTTCTACGTTTAAAGTAACGCATTAAGTTTTCAACCCCAATGGCCGTCACATCTTGACGGTAGTTTGACTGTCACGCTTAAACTTGTGAAGGACTTTCAAAAGTTATCTGGCCCTCGCGCAGGGCTCTAATTATAAAGTATTATGTTAGTTTACGCCAAAAAAGGTTAATTTTATCTCAGGCGCTCTTAACTTTCACTATAATACACATAATTTTTTGAAAGTCAACACAGTTTGCGTTAAAACTTTTTCGAAAAACCGAATCCATAAAAAAGTTTGCATCTAAAACATGTTGACTTTTGCCGCGTTTTAAGGGAAAATCCCTTTTAAGAACAAATAAAATGAAAATTTTCTCGGATGGGGCAGACTGCCCTCAGTGTCAAAGATGGAGAATCGAACGGGGTTTCAAGAAACTCGGCCATCAAATAGTTCTTGATATCAGTAAAGCCGATTTGATATATATTAATAATCCTTGGTATGATTCTATATATAAAGTTAATATATTAAAAAATAAAGTTAAAATCATTTTAAACATTTTAGATTTGGCCCCGCATCTTGGAGATGATTTTCCACTAGAAAAGTTAAAGAAGTGTTTAAAAATGTCAGATGCTGTTACATGTATATCTGAAACAGTCAGAGACGATTGCACGGAAAGACTTAACATAACACCCCATGTTATTTACAATCCAATCATGGATGTTTTTTTACAAAAAAATCCCAAACCAAGAAAATTTAGAGCCCTTGCATCGGGAAGATTGCTTGACCCCAATAAGAGATCGCATTTGGGACTAATGGCATTGCAGGTACTCGGCGTAAAATCAGAAGAAATCGCAATTTGCGGCTCAGAATATCCCGGATATGGAGAAAATTTGGGCATCGTAGGGGTAGACACTTTAAGAGAATTGTATAACGAAGTCGATTTTGTTTTGGTCACTTCCCGACATGAGGGCTTGGGCTTACAGGTTCCCGAGGCGATGGCGGCGGGGGCTATCCCGGTTATATGTAATGATCTTTCTACGAAGCAGGAATTTTTACCATCTATTTATTTTCCAGAGTACGACGAAGTTTACCCAAATGTAATATCTTTGGTTCATTTCATTTCTCGGTATATGGGTAGTCAAGAAAATATGTTGGATTTCAAATCTAGGATTTATACCTATTACAATGCCAAATTGGCACATAAATTTAGTGATATCGGTGTTGCCAAATCAATTCTAGACATTTATTATAAACTATAACATGACAGCCGATTACATTTCCTCGTTAGTTAGTATCGTAATCTTAGACTATAAGAGACCGTTCGAAGCAGAGCTTCTTTTAGCCAGTCTTAAAAAACATGCGCATTTTCCTTACGAACTCGTTTATGTAAGCAACGGGGGGGACCAAGGTTATGTACAAGAATTTTACAACCAAGGATTAATTGATATTTTAGTTCTTTCCAAAGAAAACGGCGGGACCGGGCTAGGTACTAGGTTGGGATTTAAAGCCGCATCTGGCGCATACGTAATGTATTTACAAGTTGACCAATGGTTAGGATCAGATATTTCGTCATTCGAAATCTCAGATATGGTAAATTTCCTCGTGCACCACCCAGAATGCTTCTATATCGATCTGGCTGGTAATCAGGGTCATGGCAATTACTCCGAAAGAGCGGGATTTCTAAATAGGGAGCGATATTTAAATATTCCAGAATTGGGAAAAGCATACGGAGGACCCGGTCCTTTCGCCCATATTCAATGGTCCGAAAATGGTGTTCAAGAGCATATTAAAAAGAATAATCTTAACATCGTCATTGGTCCCAAAGTTTTCGGAGACAATGGTAAAAATTCCGTTAGAGAATATCCTTGCGGTGGAATTTTAATGTTATCGACTGACGAAAAAAGACTAACTATTATTAAACAAATCAAAAAAAGGGCAGATTTTCCAAATTTGAAATTAACAGACGCCGAGTGGGAACTAATTTTAGATGAAAAATGGATTGATGGTACAATTCCAGAGGGTCACAGGGATAGCAGTTTTGTTGCATGGAAAAACGTGATTACGATTGCAAATTTGTAATGATGAAAATTTCAATCTACAGCTCTGCTTGGTCGGCCAAAAAGATGGGATTCGATCTTAAAGGCGCGTTAGATAATTGGTCTAAGTACGCCGATGAAATTATTATTGCGGTCAATAAATGCAATGAAACGTTTTTAGAAATCGCCGAATTGGAAAATCCAAAGGTAAGTATCGTCATGACCGATATCGATTTTGAAAAAGACCCATTTGCATATGGTAAAGTCATTGATTCCGCGCTTCAATTTACATCGGGGGATTTACTTATTCAACAGGACTTAGACGAACGTTTCCGGGTAGATCCAGAAATGTTGCCGAAAATTTATAAGAGATTGAAGGATAATTTTTTTGGATCTTGTTTCGTACCTACAATTGACCTTTATGGAGATACCGAATCTTATGTTAATATTGGGAAAAAATGGTATATTCATTTACCGGGATTTCATCGTGGCCCTGTTAAATTTGGTATTAAGTCCGATAATCACCCTGATTACAATAAGACCAGCACGGATGAGCTAATTGATAAAGACGGTAATCTTGTTCCGACATTAAATCTTTTTGATGGCAATATTAATGATCTTCAAAAATATGTTGAAAGAGGAATGCCTATTGTCTACCATCTTGGGTATTTGAACCTCATAGACAGGGCTGAACGCGCTAAGTGGTGGAAAGATTTTTGGGTTAGAGCTACAAATGGTGACTCTAATACACATATTACAGATGTCAAAGAATTACTGAAGAGAGAAACGAAAAAACATGGATTGCCGCTATGGTAAATCACCGAAAATTTGAGGCGGAAAACAAAAAAATATGAATAAAATTTTTATAGGTATAATTACCCAAAATGAAAAATCTAATATTGAAGATCTTACGGCCTATTATCGATATTTCGACGGGCTTGCGTCAGTTGATCATGGAAGCGACGATGGTACGTATGAAATTCTAGACGAAAGAAAGGGTGTGGGTTTTGTAGAAAAAATTCCTTATTACGGGCATCATGGTCATTCCATGAACCATTTCCTTTTAAATCCAAAAATCGGCATTGGAGATTGGATACTTTTAAGGGATTCCAACGAAAGAATCAACGAGGATTTTGCCAAAAATATTCGCGGCTTTTTGAGTCAAATGGAAAATAACGGCATTGGCTCAATTTATCAATATAGCAAGTTGTTATTATTTAAAAGATTTCCCAATCAATTTTTTGCGAACACTCCTCATTGGGGATTACAAAACGCTCAACCAAAACATATTCAAATAGACCAACAGAATTGGTTTTCGTCCGATGAGAAATATTGTTATAGTGTGAGAAACAAAAATAGAGACTGTTGGCATTTTGTTGGAGCGTATCTTCGCTACTATCTCATGAAAGATAGTAATCATTGTTTGCTTGGTTTAGAAAAAAATGGAGACCCAAATATCTTGTTTCCCATTAGAAATAACCGTCGGATTAGATTTCTTCTCGCGCTTGAAGAATATAGTATTCCAGCAAGTAAAGACGCAGTAATTGATGTTGCTGGCCATTTATATAAATATCCTAATTTAACAATATTTTTTAATGAAGAAAAAATTTTAAATGACGCATATCGTTATCATATTCTAGGCGATAGACAATTCAAAGATAATCACGATTTTAAAGATATGGTAGAGATTAAGTCAACTACCCCGCCCTAAAGGGCGAGGCTTGTAATACATAAAGTCCCAATTACTTGGAACTTAACGGTTTATATACGTTTGGCTTGTTGACAGAAGCCTGCCCGTCGAGTCCCGTAACCGCTAGGTCACTGAACGAAACAGGGAGTTTGGAACGACCGGCTATATTGATCGCCGCATTTACATCTGCGTCCAATACAGTTCCGTCCTTGCAGTAGTATCTACTGCCTTTTCTTTGACCATCCATCAATCCGGTTCTTGAGTCAATTTGACTCGTAAACCGAGGATTGATTAGCCTAACCGTTTTCCCGTATATGGGTGCCTTGTATGTCAAAATTCTTTTGAGTTCCGCAAACGGAACTTGGCCGATCTTATTGTTGTTAGACCGACTCATCTTTTTCTTTTTCGTCTTGGGGTTCTTCAATCCCGTCAGGTCTTCCAATACCAGCGTATTTCCTTTTGTGTTTCTAATCAGCAGATTAGCTAGGACATGAGACTGATTTCTGTTCTTGTTCGCCTCTTTATGCCGAATCTTAAACAAGTGGCGTTTTGCCGACTTGGTTCCCTTTGCTTGCAGTTGTCTTTTCAGAAACCTTAACTTTCTTTTGTCCTTATTGAACTTCTTGTCGATGTAAATTTGTCCTTCGGAAGTAGCGATGGCCCGATTTACTCCGAGATCAATACCGGTCGCCAATTTATTTAATGGTTCGGGCTTGACGTTTACTTCAAACGTAAAGGCTATCCAAATCTTGTCGTTCCGAAAGAAAAGCAAAGGGTCGCAGAATTCATACTCGGCTAACAAACCGTCCAATTTCGCGTAACGCTTGAAGTCTACAGTCACTCTTTTCTCTAACGAAGTCAGCAGTATTTTTCCCTTCTTGTAGGTGTAAATGCGCTTATCCAAGCGCATCGAAAGATTCTTCTTGTTGATCGGACCTACAATTCTGTGCTTATTGCTTTTGACAGAGCGATACGAAGACAGACATTCAGCCTGCGCTCTTATCACTATTTGCGATGGAATTCCCGGATTTTTGTCGCGAAATTGCCGGTAAAACTTAGCGTGAAGCTCAATCACGGAGTTTTTTCTCTTGCTTCCGTCGCCATAGTGTATGACACTGGCCTCGTTAAAAGCCGACCGTTCGGCCTTTAAAACGGCAAGGATTTTTTCAAAGTCCGCTTGACTTTGAAATAAAACCTCCGTATTGTATGTTAAGTGAGTCACTTCACTTAAATATACACGCATTCTTCAACTCTTTATACAAAAATCTTTCAATCTGTGATAAATAACTTATCTTGCTTTTCCGCGAATACCGCCAAACCGGCGAAGCTTCCTCCCGGCCCTAAAGGACCGGGTTTCCGCCCCGTCCCCTGATATGAAATTTAAGAGGCTGAACGCCAAAGATCAAAATATAAATACGTCCAAATACGTAATCAATTGGAAGGACGATTCGTTAAGCAAAATTCAATATAGAATCAAATCTTTTCTTTATCCTTACTGGCGCGGTCACGTCGTCTTTGAGGAATTGCGTTTAGCCGGAACACGGCTGCGACTAGACTTCCTTAATATTACCCGAAACATTGCGGTTGAAGTAGACGGGAAGCAGCATACAGACCCGAAAAATTACTTTAATGGCGGCAATAAGTTTACTTGGCTCGCTCAGGTTGAACGCGATTTGGAAAAAGACAGGTGGTGCGAGTTGAACGGCTTTAAGTTGGTCCGTATCAATGAGTCAGAAGTCGACAATATTACCCCGGAATGGTTCCTTGATAAATACGACATTGCCCTATAAAACCGGCCAAGACCGGTGTATTCTTACTATGAGAAC